TGGGGAATTGAGTTCAATGACGACAATGCTGCCGACTCCTATGCCTTGGCAAGGCTAGTTGGAAAAATTTCTATTGATGCGGTCGAGAAAGCAGTAGTCGAACAAATGTCAGACCCCAAATACAGAGACCAGCCAAGGATTTAGCCTTACCCTTTGTTTCAGGAGCGGCACACTAACTCGAAACAAAGGACCAACAATTGACTCAAGAACCAGAGATCGTACTGTCTACCGAAGAACCATTTCTTCGAGTAAGCGCCTCCTCTAACCCACAGAGCGTTGCATCAGCCATCGCCCACGCAATCTACGACAAAAAAGAAGTAAAACTTCGTGCCGTAGGCGCTGGAGCAGTAAACCAAGCAGTTAAGGCAATTGCGATTGCTCGTGGTTATGTAGCCCCTCGTGGCATGGATCTATCCTGTATTCCAGGATTTACCACTATTGAATCTCGTGACGGAGAAATTTCCGCCATTGTATTCGCCATTACAGCCAACTAATTCAGTTCTATCCTTGTACCTAGAGTAAGGAGTCACAATGGCAAATTGGACATCAATGGGTCACGCAATGCGTCGTCGCATGGGCGCACCCTCAAACCATCTAGAGTCAGCAGGTAAAAGTATGAGCAGAAATAACATGACACCTGAAGAAGTTATTGCTTCTGCAGAACATGCAAACAGCCCACGTAAGTACGTTGGACAAATGTCAAATGTAGCAAACGTAAGTGGTGCACCTCTCAAGGGCACACTAATGGCTAAGAAGAACACACAAGCAGGAGATCCTACTGCAGGTGGCAAGGCTAATCGCAAGAATGTTCTTGTGAACAATGCCGCTGCTTCAGAGCGTATGGGTGCACGCTACGTTATCGGTGCAAACTTCCCAGCAGTTCACCAATCAGAAATTGGTGCAACTATGATGAACGCAAAGGTTATTCCTTCAGTAGCAGGTCGTCAAAATCCTAACTTCCAAAATGGAATGGGTTCTTCCTACTAATGTCTTCACCCATCTCCTCTACTCAGTTTAAGGGGACTGCCAATGTTGAGGCTCCCCTTTCACTAAGTAAGACCACTACAGGATCATTGGCACAGCAGACTGCTTGGCGCAGTCCAGCAGGTGCTCCATTAAGTTCCCGTAATCGTGGTACAACATTAAGTTGGGGTGATGAACAATCCTCCAATCCTCTTCCTAAATCTGATAAGGGCATGGGACGCAACGAGGAGGAAGAGTAATGGCTGGTGGTCCAAACAATTATTCACCATCACAAAACTGGCAATCACTAGGTGGTAACGGTCTTTACGGTTACAACAACCAAGGTGGTGCAGGAACTCCTGTAGCCCGTGATGAGATGGATGCGTCACGCATTGGCGTTGGTCGCATTCCTTCAGCAGAATACCCAGATGGTTATCTAGGAACAATTCGTTCACGTCGTGATGATCGTTTATTAGACTCGATTAAGAATCGTGTCAATCAAAAAGCCTATCAACGTGGCGTACATAAGGGTGAGCGTATTGAGCCATCTATGTATTTTTGGCCTCAAGGACTTACTGATATGTCAGGTATTGAACGTCAAATGGCTGCACGTCCTGTCGCTATTAATGGCGTAACACAATTTATGATTCCTCGTAATGCGCCACAAATGCAACTTACTCCTGCACCTCACCTTGTTAATGATGGCAAGGCTAACACACAGGCAGAAGAACCTGGTCAGATTGATGCTCGTCGTCAAACAATGCTTGCTTACTTACGACCTGCGTGGGCATAATGGCTAAAACATCTATCAAAATTGATTCTAAAAACTCTAAGTTGATGACGGCTAATCCTGTTTCAGGAAAAGTTATTTCAACAACTAGTCGCACAACGGATACTTGTGCACCTGATTGTCCCTTCATTGACGGGGGATCACACAATGATATTGAAGGTAAGCCAATTTGCTATGCTAATGAAAATCTAGGTCGTCCTAGTATCTTTCAACACGCAGAGAAGTATGGCGTTCAAGACACTTCTAGTGCAATGGAAAAATTGCAATACGGTGCTCCTAAAGGATCTGCTGTTCGGCACCTTGTTTCTGGCGACGTAGCAAGCGAAGGCGATGACTATGTTCGTCACGCTAATTCGCTTCATGCTGCTCGTAAAGACTTGCAAGGATGGGGATACACTCACAACTGGCGAAATATGAACCCAGGAGAAGTAAAGGGTTGGACTCTTAATGCTTCTACCGAGTCAACACGTCAAGCAGAAGAGGCTGTAAATCGTGGATGGCAAGCAGTTATTGAGTCTCCTAAAGGACAAGAACTTGCTGGATCACGTATTGGTGGTCGCAAGGTTGTTGCTTGTCCAAATCAATCAACTCATGGCAAGGTAGGTTGTGCAGACTGTAACTTATGTCGTGCAGATACTCCAACTCGCCCTATTGTTGAATTTACTATTCACGGTAAGAACACTAAAAAAGTTTCTCAAGCAGTAACCAATGTACGTCAAGCAGAGACCCGCCCTTATGTTGCAGATGCATCTGGAAAGATGGCAAGCCTTGTGGCAGATCGTCGAGCAGCAAAGGCAGATCATTTCAAGGCTGGCTTTTCGGATAGAGGCTAATTGTGACTCAAAAAGTTGATGGTGTATACGACCATACTAAACCTTGGAGAGCACCGATCCAACCAGATCAGGTAGCAAAAAGATATTCTTACCAAGGACCGTGGGCTTCCAATATGGAACGCCTTACTCAACAAGCCCTTATGGTGATGAACATCCCTGGAGCAGATATCCAAGCAATGGTGAAAGCGCCCCTTCCACAAATTCGTCTATTCCCAGATCGTTATGGGTACGGAGATCGTTCTCAACCAGGCATTGAAGATATTGTCAGTATTGACCGTAAGTACGCAGAGCCACGAGTATCATGGTACTCAGGTGGTGTTGCTGGATACTCAGGATCTAGCCGTAATGATTTGGGGAATAACTAATGGATGATGGCGACGGCATGATGATTATGGAGTTGCAGGCAAAACAAATTGCCGATAATGCAACTCATTACAATGGATCAGCACCCTGCCCTACTTGCGGTGTAATTATGAGTCCTGTTGAATTTATGCAGAATCGTGGTCACTGTATGTCTTGTCTATCACAAAAGCGTATAGCAAGAATAAAAGGTGGAATGGCGTAATGGCAGGGTTTATGTCTGCCCCCCTTTCTGGGTCTCAATTAGCAAACTTAGGTTTAAGTTCTTCACAAACTGCAGGTCTTGTGGGGAGCATGAGTAGTACAGGTGTAACTTCCTCCCAAGAATCTTTGATTGCTCAAAGCATGAACTTTAGTGCACTTGGTCAAAATATGAGTAACATGGGTATGACTCCTGAACTTAAAACTTCGATGAGTAAATGGAACACCGAGTTTTCTAAAATGAGTAAAAAAATGCAATCTTTGGGTATCAACTCTTCACAAACTTCTTCTTTAACAGGTATTACAGGTCTATCTGGAGCACCTAATATCGCAACTACGCCTTCTTTTCAACACATAAAAAATCCTCACTTCAATACTCGAATGACTTCTACTATTGGAAAAATGAAAAAACTTGGGCATAAATAACATGCCTACAGTTTCTGGTGCACAATTTAACTCTCAAAGTATGTCAGGCATAGTAGGTGCAGCAACTGTAGGTTCTGCCAATATGAATGCACCTGTGCTGCAACAACCTGGATCGGTACTTCCTTCAAAATCATCCATGAGCCAATCTAATTGGAATCTTGCAAATAATGCAATTGGTGCTATGAGAAACTCTGGAAGAAATGATTCTTTTATTCAAAGCCATCTCAGCACTGAAATGGCCATGCAAAGTCGCAACTGGGGCTTAACAGACACTCAAGGCGCTAAAGCAGGAGCCATGATTAACAGTGGTCGATCAGGCCAACAAGTAGCCAGCGCTTTAAGCACTCCTCAATTCCAGCCTACAAAACCAATGACTGCGCCATCAATGGCTAGTTCCAAACCTCCAACAGCCTCTAGTGGTATATCCTTTAATACATTCATGAAAAATGGTCTTCAATCTAACGGTCAGCCCGTTGACTTTAGCAAAGCATTTTAAGGAGAATCGATATGGCAAGCGACTTCAACTTTGATCCAAAAGACATTCAAGGAATGTTCAATGATCGTCGTGGAACCCGTATTCAGGCTCAACAATCCCTTCAAGCAAGTCTTAAAGATTACCAACGATCTCAACAAGCACAAGGCCCTAAAGACCAGTATCCTAAATTCCCTAGACCACCAATGGCGAGGTAAAAATGGCAGTTAATTCATCACGTTCAATGAATCGTTCTCTTGACGAGGGCACTACAGACGGCAAGTATCGCAAGGCTCGTCCCGATACTGAAGTTGGTATGGGATCAGAAGATACCCTCAACAATCGTCAATCACTTCATCCTTTCTACGGCTATGGGTTCCTCACTTCTGAGTATCCTAACAAAGTAAATCCAGGTAAGTAACTATGGGTCTATTTAATCGATTTGTTCCCAACAGAGCAAACGACACACGTCGTGTAGCAGATGTAAATAAAAATATTATTCCCACTATTCAAGGTGGGCGACCAAACCCTGCAATGCACGCTCAACGTAACAATGCTGAGTATTTTATTAAAACTATGCGTGCCGCTCAACAAGATCCTTATCATTTTGCATCAGGCTCACAAATGCCTACACCACCAAAGACAGGCAAGTAATCGTGGCTAACGTTCCCAATCGTGCTAATGATCCAAAACGCAAAGCACTTGACGTAAACGATCGTAGCATTCCTTGGGTAAAACGTTACCCAGACGCACATATGCATACAGACCACATTGATCCTAAGTATGGGTATGAGTTAAACGAACACGGCGAATGGTCCGATCCAGAAAAAGAAGACGCTGCAGCAGAAATGCACCTAAACACTAAAGACTGCAAAGGTACAGGATGCATTTTTCCTACTCTAAAAGGTAAAGAACGTCATCCTTATCAAAACGACGAGTTCTCGGCTCTTCAATTCATCTAATGGGCAATAAAAACCTGAGTGCATCTCAATTTCGTAAGGGTTTCCTTAAAACTTATATGCAGAAACCTTTAAATGAAGATCCTAGTACAAACGAAGAATTTATGTACGAAATGGGTGGACCAAAAGCACTTGCTCAACATAGGTTACGACGGTTACACACTGATCTTGGAATCTCATTAGAAGGGTCTACATACAGTACTCATGGCTAAAGGTAGAGGCGGAAAGGGCGGTGGCTCTCGTAATGATGCTCGCAAGTGCGGAAAAGCGTCTAAACAGAGCCCTAAATCTAACATCAGCAAAGGTAAATCTTGCTGTGGATATTCTTTAAAAAGACGTGACCGTTTAAGCCACGAAAGAGGACACAGGAAACTAGATTTAACCTCCTAGCACTATAAGGAGCATAATGTCTAACGTACCTTTACTGGGTCAAAAAGAAACACCAGCAAATGAGCCTATGTTTCGGCTTTTATTCTGTTTGGTTTGTCAAACACTAGAAGAGTTGCCACCATATGAAGGTGAGCCAGAACTCGATCACCTACTTGCTATTGCAGTAGAGTCTCATGTATTCCCATCAGGAGAACCACATAAAGGCAAATTGTTCGTTCTTCCCTTACGAGCATGGGCAAAACCTGAGTCTAAAAAAGAAATTATTCGTCAGATTAAAGGCGGTGGATCTGCTGGTCTTGCAGAGGTTGATGATACCTTTTATGAATCCCGTTCCACATTTATGGAAGGCGCTATGGAGTGCTACCAACGCCATAACAAGCCAAAAGACGGTTGTGCTGACTGGCAAGATAAGAGTAAACTTCTCATACCTAATACTGTTAAAGAACGTAAGGCTGAAGGAATGTCTCGTTATCAAGACGAAGCAGGACCAAAGACTTACCTCTGTAACTTCTGCCCAGTATCAATTGCTGTAAACCAACGTAAACAAAAACTACTAGAAGGACGACCATGACCGAAGAAACTACACCAGTAGAAGAAACTATTGCAACTGAAGAAGTAGAAACAACACTTACTCCAGACGTTGTTACTGTACACGCTGCCTATATTGTTGTCATCAATCGTGATGGCTCATTAAGCACAACAGTAATTCAACCAGCAGGAATTAAGCCAATCACTGTAGAACGTGTAGCCTCAGTCTACGATGTTTTACAGGCCAGCAAGGAAGTAGCATCTGACATTGAAGGTCAACTTCTTGCAGATCGTGTAGCAAAGCGTGTTATTGCATCCATGACTCCTGCGGATGAAGATGCTGAAGCAAAAGCACGTATTGCACAGGCGTTAGCAGACCGCAAGGCTGAATAACACCATAAACTAGGGCTATGCGCCCAGATGGATTAGATCGAGTAGTCGGACCTGTCAGTCTTGAAGGTTCGGCTACTTCGTATTTCTCAGCACCAGAGCAGGAACTAGACCCTGAACTATTCTCTGGTACCCACCTTAAGGGATGGGTTCGTAATGGGCTCCTTCATATCCTTTTTGATTTTCTCAATGAAACTTATCGTCATCCTGATCTTTGGACAACTGTATGGCTTGCAGGATCTGGTGTCTCTTATCAGTGGTCTGCTGCTCGTGAGCCAGGAGATCTAGATGTTCTTATCGGAGTAGATTACATTCAATTCCGTAAGGCTCATCCAGAGTACATGGGTCTTGGCGATACTGAGATCAGCAAGATGCTCAATGAAGATTTTAGAAATGAATTACAACCAGATACAGAGGACTGGAATGGTTACGAAGTAACTTTCTATGTTAATCCTGGAGCAACTGATATTAGATCCATTCGTCCCTATGCTGCTTACGACCTAACTCACAATGAGTGGACTGTGTTCCCTGAAAAGAACACCGCACCTAAGCAGCCTGTATGGGACACAATGGCAGAACGTGATCACACTATGGCTATTGATATTGTTACTCGTTACTCCAAGGCGTTGACTGATCTACAAGGATCTCAGAACGATGCTGCTCGTCGCAATGCTGAGTTTCGTTTGCAACAGTCTTTAACACAAGCATCCATGTTATTTGAAGACATTCATTCCTCACGTCGTATGGCTTTTAGTCAACAAGGTGCTGGATACTCTGACTTCTATAACTATCGTTGGCAAGCAGGAAAGAAGTTAGGTACTGTACCCGCACTTCGCAGGTTACACGACTATCTTGATACTTACAAAAAGAATGAAGCACACCAGACTTACGGCATAGAACTACCAGACACTCAGACACTAATCAGGAGAGCAGCGACTTACCGAGCAAAGGGATAATACTTGAACATCTTACTATCACTAGACGGCGTACTAAGTTCGGATACTGGAGAACCAATCCGATCAGGAGTAATGCTTTACTATGCTTTGAACATCAACAACCGAGTGGCTTTAGTTACTTCTCGAACAGAAGAAGATGCCAAGCAATGGCTCTTCTCTCATGGAATCATCAACTATGACGACCTGATTGATGCCTCCTATGGCTTAGAGGGCGAAGATATAAAAAAGCGTCAGTTCATAACAAGTCGCAGTCATGCTCCTGTGGAGTTCTACGTTGATAATGATCCTGCTATGTGTGCTTGGGTATTTGAGAACCAAGGTATCCCTGTAATGCTTGTGGCAGACCCAGGTTACCAGCCAGTAGAAAAACGCCCTGATGCTCCAAAGAAAGTCAGAGCGTGGAGCGAAATAGAGACTGCTGTCAATCGAGTAAACGTTGCTCGTTCACAGATGGCTTCTGCTCCTAAAGATGTCGATCTCTGGCAAGACTAATGCAACTTATTTTTAATGGGACTGAAGTTGGTTCTAACCGCACCCTTTTAGAAGGAATGAATATTGAGTCGATGGGACTCAACTATTGGGGTCTTCGTAAGCGTGGATTGCCTAAGACTAAAAAGTGGTTAATCTCAGAGCATTTTCTACCAGAAACCAAAGTTTACATCGAATCGGGAGCATCCCAAGCAGACAAGGCGGGACTGAGTCGCCAAGAGTTACTTGACCTCGCAGCAGACTACCAAGAGTTCCTTGTGGATAACGCAGACCGAGCCACCGCTTTCCAAGAGTTTGATTCCCTAGTATTGGGTCAAGAATGGGTAGAAGCGCAAAGACCTTTTTTCAGTAACGACCCTAAACTATGGGTGGTATGGCATAAAGAGTATGGACTAACTAACTTAAGGGCCCTGGCTGCAAGTCACTCTAACGTCCTCATCCCTAATGATGAGATCGAGGAAGTAACTAACTTGGCGGCCCTCACACGGTCTTACATAAGTCAGTTTGAAACTAACTTTCACGCCCTTGGTTGCGCCAAGCCAGACAACCTCAGACAGATACCATTTGTGACTGCCAGCACATTGTCATGGCTATCACCTATGAGACGAGGCGAAACAATCATCTGGGATGGTATGAAGTTAGTCCGTTATCCCAAGAAAATGAAAGACCAAGCCAGACCTCGTTACAAGTCAGTTCTTGAGAAGGCAGGGCTGGACTATTTGGCGTTTGTGCAAGATAGTACCCTCGAATCGACTAGAGTAGCCATCTGGTCATACAAGCAAATGGAGTCCTCAATGGATAAGAAATCACCTAACTTCCACATCATAGATGGGGGTAAAGAGGAGAAAGTATCTGATAACAACGACACCCTGTATACTGGGTTAATGATGGAATTAGGGGGTATACCTTCTGATAACAGTGGTGTTGAAGTGCGGAAACAATCGGCTGCAGAAGTCATCCAAAGAGACCCTGAAGAGATGCAAAACCTACCAGTTTTTGGGTTCAAAACCAAAACAATCGTGGAAACTGATGAAAATGGCAAAGACATTCTTCGAGATGTTCCTGTCGTTCACACTCAACAAAACTCTCTTCGCCAATGCAACACTTGCTTTGTAGCGTCCAATTGTCCTGCCTTTAAGCCAGATAATCAATGTGCTTTTAACCTTCCCGTAGAAGTAAAAACTAAAGATCAACTTAAGAGTTTGCTCACTGCAATGATTGAAATGCAAGGGCAAAGAGTGGCTTTTATGCGCTTTGCTGAGGAAATGAACGGCGGTTACGCTGACCCTAACTTGTCTCAAGAAATCGATCGTTTATTAAAGTTAGTCGGTAATGTAAATGAGATGGATCAGAATAAAGAGTTTATTCAGATTACTGCAAGTCGTCAATCTTCGGGTGGAGTCCTCTCTGCAATCTTTGGAGACAGAGCACAAGCCCTTCGTGAATTGCCCGAATCTCTAAAAGAGGATAGTGTTACGAAAATTATTCAACAGTCTATTGAGGAATAGTTTTATCTGATAACAGTAAGTGGAGGGACGTGGATCAAGGTGGAGGGGCGTTTACCCTTTTGTCCTTTGCAAAACCACTCCACCAAGTTAACAAGTGCATAATAGGTTTTAAGGCATCACAATAGGACACCCGTTGAGGGGTATTTGAACAATTCGAGAAATAGGGTAGATATATGACAAAGTTTTCTTTCAAGTTAGCCGATGAATTTGTGGCTCCATACAAGACCAAGAAAGCCCCCTTTGGGTATAGGGATGCTGCTGGCAACTCAGTAGGAGAGATCACCTTTTTACGCACCTATTCTCGGTTGAAGGAAGATGGTACGAAAGAAACTTGGGTTGACGTATGTGAGCGAGTCATCAATGGAATGTACTCCTTGCAGAAAGACCACGCCAAGATCAACCGCCTACCTTGGTCAGATGCTAAGGCTGCTTCCTCTGCTAAGGAAGCCTTTGATCGACTATGGAATTTGAAGTGGACACCGCCAGGACGAGGCTTGTGGGTTATGGGTACTCCACTAGTCAATGATCAACGCAACTCAGCAGCCCTACAGAATTGTGCATTCGTATCAACAGGATCGATGACAAAGACAGATCCAGCAAAGCCATTCGCTTTCTTGATGGAAGCATCCATGCTTGGGGTTGGTGTTGGGTTTGACGATAAAGGAGCCGATAAGGAGTTTGTAATCTATGAGCCAAAAACCAATAGTGCCTATGAAATCCCAGACACACGAGAAGGATGGGTTGAAAGTACCGCATCGCTCATCAATGCTTACCTCAAGCCAGATCAGGCGTTACCATCGTTTGATTACAGCCAGATCCGTCCAGCAGGCGAACCGATCAAAACTTTCGGAGGAACTGCTGCGGGACACGAACCACTCCTAAGACTTCACGAGCACATCGTCAAGATGTTCTCTGATCGTGCTGGTCAAAAACTTACTCGTAGAGATATCGCTGACATCGGTAATATGATCGGTGTCTGTGTAGTGAGTGGCAATGTTCGTCGTTCTGCTGAACTTTTGATGGGTCGCCTTGATGACCAAGAGTTCCTTGATCTTAAAAACTATGAGAAGAACCCTGATCGCATGGAGTTTGGTTGGATGTCCAACAACTCTGTTGAAGTAACTGTTGGTCAGGATCTGGATCCGATCATCGAAGGTATCTCTCGCAATGGAGAGCCTGGAGTTATTTGGATGGATATGAGTCGTAAGTATGGTCGCCTTGCTGATCCAATCAACAACAAGGACTGGCGTGTCGTTGGCTATAACCCTTGCGCTGAACAATCTCTTGAATCCTATGAGTGCTGTACTTTGGTGGAGACGTACTTGAATCGCCACGACAACATCGATGACTTCAAGAGAACTTTGAAGTTTGCTTATCTTTACGCCAAGACTGTAACTCTCCTTCCAACTCACTGGGAAGAGACCAACGCAATCATGCAACGCAATCGCCGTATTGGTACTTCTGTTTCTGGTGTGGCTAACTTTGCAGATAACAAGGGTTTGCCAATCCTTCGTCAATGGATGGATGAGGGTTATGAAGTTATCAAGTCTTATGATAAGTCTTACTCTGAATGGCTTGGTATTCGTGAATCGATCAAGATGACAACTGTTAAGCCTTCTGGAACTGTGTCGATCCTTGCTGGAGAATCTCCAGGAGTTCACTGGACTGTTGGTGGCAAGTTCTTTGATCGTGCTATTCGTTTCTCTAATACTGATCCTATGCTCCCCCTATTCAAGATGGCTAACTACCGAGTAGAACCCGCCAATGAATCTCCTGATACTACTTCTGTTGTCTTCTTCCCAGTAAAGAGTGAGGCTAAGAGATCAGAGAAGGATGTAAGTATCTACGAGAAGATGGCACTTGCGGCTACTGCTCAACGTTACTGGTCAGACAACTCTGTATCTGTAACTATCTCTTTTGATCCTACTGCTGAGGCTTCGGCTATTGGTACGGCTTTGCATATGTATGACGGACAACTTAAGACTGTTTCCTTCTTACCTATGATGGAAGGCACTTACCCACAGATGCCTTACACTCAGATTACTGAAGAGGCTTTTAATGAGGCTTTGATGACACTTATGCCTATCGATCTTGCTGGTGTCTATGCTGGTATGGCTTCTGATGCTATTGGTGAGGCTTATTGCACCACCGATGCTTGTGAAGTTAAGTTAATTAAAGATAACCAGTAACGCTTCTGGTATTGCTTTGGCTTTAGCCCTGCCTTTTGGTGGGGCTTTTGCTATTGCTTATGCTTCTGCTATGACTTCACATTCTGCTATGTGTGTCTTCTGAGTTTTCTTGCCGTATAAGGCTTCTAACTCAAAGTGTCTTCTGTAGACCATTCTGTCTTGGGATAAACCTAAATCTTTATCGCAGATAGGGCAAACGAGAATGTACTTTCCTTCTAACATTTTGTAATTGAGGGGAGCAAGTAACTTCCAGTAGAGGGCCTCAGCCTCCAGGCGAGTTACTTCAGGTGCTTTCTCGTATTGAGATTTTTGATATTCTTTTTTGCTAGATACGTGGGAATAGAATTGCTCAGGATTCCTGTGCTGTGAAGAATCGGGGTATCCTATTTTTTCTTTTGGATACTTTGATGCTTCGTAATGATCTTTGCCATACATACGCCTTCTCCTATTGCTTTTAAGATAGCCCCCTCTTTCGAGGGGGCTTCTCTACCGCCTTCTGCTATTGCTTTTGCTTAGGCTTTGCTTTTGCTATCGCTTTTGCTTTGGCTTTACCTTTTGGTATCGCTTTTGCTATTGCTTTGGCTTTTGCTTTGGCTTTATGCGCCTGATTGGTAGTCGCTTTGTCAGGGTATTTTTTCATCCAGTATTTGACTACTGAGGTATGAATACCTTTCCATGCACTCCAGTTTTTGCCCCCGTTACTCATGTGATAAGCAATTTGAGCATTTTTTACAGGGTTCAGAAGTTCAGCGTTACTTGCTAAACCGTATTTAGCCCTACGATCCACACCTAACTGACCGAGCATATTGACTTGGAAGATTCCATAAGAGTTATCTCCAGTCTTTCGGTTCCCATTGTGGTTGAGAGGGTTCCCATGTGATTCTTTCTTAGCAATCGCCCATGCTTCTTTGAGGTGCGATCCCTCAAAGCCCACCGCCCGTAATAGACCCACGAGTTGCTGATCCGAAAGGGAATCGGCGTTCTCATAGACTCTTAATGCTGGTAGTGCTTCGGCTTTGCTAGGGGCTACGGCTGGTGTTGCCAGTCCGATCAGCCCTGCGGTTACTACTCCTGACACCGAGATAGTTCCAAGTGCCAGCCTTGCTTTTGATATTGCTTTCATAGTTGCATCACTCCAAGTAATCATTGGCGAGTTCACCTGCCTTTGATCGCTGGTTGCGGATTCGATGTAAGTATCGTTCCGTAGTTTTAATCGACTGATGACCTAACCGTTCCTTGACCTCATGCACATCTACGCCGTTTTTTAGTAACTGCGTAGCGTTTGCGTGTCTGAGATCGTGAGTTCGGGGTTGCCAATCGATTCCTGATTTGGCTATTGCTTTATTCCAAGTGGTTCTCCATACATCACGAGATAAGTGGCTCGTTTCATTAGTGGTATGGCTTTGCTTTTGGTATGGCTTTGCTTTTGCTCTTGCTTTGGCTCGATACTTACGCACCGACTCCTTGCATAGATCACATCTGCAATTACCATGCCCATAGGCATAAGTCGTTCCATGCTGGAACTGTTTTCCCGCCTTCTCGAATGGTCGAGTAGGCATTGGTTCTCGTGAAGGTTTAATTTTACCTGCTGGTAGCACTAGTGCCTTTGAGAACAGTAAGTGATCTTTTCCTAGTGCTTTTGCGCTGACATACGCCTTAATCTCTTGTAATAGGGCTTTACTGAGCGTGATTGATCGCTTATGCCCTGACTTAGTGGCTTCTATAACCATGATTCTTGATCCATTTTTGGTGTTACTTATGCCTACATCGCTGGCTCTGCGCTGGACATAGACCTCACCTGACTTAAAGTTAAAGTCCTTAACTCTGATCTCACTTGCTTCCCCGAATCGACACCCACTAGCGATCAGGAACTTAGCGAATAGTTGCGCCCCCTCAGTAGGCAGGTGGATCAAGATTTTCTTAAATTCTTCAGGATCAACCACATTCTGAAAGTCGGAACTAACTTTTTTAATCTTCAGACCATGTGTTGGGTTACTTGTGGCTTCTTCAGCATCGACTAACTCCTTAAAGGCTGATCCAATCGATGCTTTTACTTGCCCTATGGTGGCTGATCCAACGCCCTGTGATCTCAGATCATCAAGTAACTCTTTAACCACCCTACGATCGATCTGATTCAGCCTTTTACGCCCGATCTTAGGCAGGACATGAGTTCTCAGGACTGATCCATAGCCCTTCTTGGTGATCGGCATGAGATCAGCGTTGGGAAGCCAGCGATCCACGAAATCGTTCAGGGTCATATTCGCCCTAGAAGGCTGATCTGAGCCATTCTCTTGCGCTTTCATGGCGTGGTAAAGGGCTTCGGTTTCATTCGCCCATGTGCCAGCAGATAGGCGTTTGCCACCCTTGCGGTAATAGCCCGTATAACGATCCCCACGCTTAACTACATACGCCATGATTCCCCCCTCTCACTTGTTACTAGCCAGTAAGTTACTGGTGAGTAAGTTACTCGCCAGTAACATCGAAGTCAAAATAAAGCCCCCTAGCCGAATTGACTAGGGGGCATTTAGATCACTACATAGAGGCTGGCGAATTACCTATTGTCTGTTATGTCCGAATTGAGTAACTCGGATATTGATCTGGGGCTGATCTAAGTTAGATCACAATCTGGCTCGATCTTGGATCGCTCTTTGACCCATTCATCAATCGTGGATCGCTTCCATGCTGGCGTTCTCCCGATGTATTGATCGGGTTGCGGAAGGGTGTTGCGCCTTCGATGTGTGTAAAGCGTGGAGTATTTCAGCCCCGTTACTTTTACGAGATCGGCGTTGGTGAGCCATTCGTCGTTCATGTTTGCCCACCGCCTTTAGTTTGATCCGTTTCATAAACCCTCTTTCCTTGATCAATGTGGAATCGAATCTGAGAATCAAAGTCCACCCATACATAGGGCAGATCATTAGTTATATCGAATGAATAGTGATCCGAATCTTTTCGTTTCAGATTACTTTGATGTGATCTATGGATCGCACTATCGCCCCACCATTCAGGTAGTCCTGTTGCTGGTAGATCAGAATGGAGAGCGATGAATTTCGGTCGCAGGGTGTCCTTATAGCCCCTACTGATCCATTCATCGCAGATCGCTATCCCATACTCGCATAGAGCCTTCTCGTGTCCTCTCCACATCTGACTAGCAGGGTGGTTGATCCAGCCTTTAGTCAGCCCTAGAAGGGCTTGGAGAATCTGCCACGCTTCTACTCGTTGCTTGCCCAATCTTTTATAGTCGAGCACCTGAGCAGATCGAGTGAAGTCAGCATAGGGAACGAATGTATTAACCATTCTTAACACCTGCTCTTTGATTACGGCGTTTGATTCTTGCTCTTTCGATCTCAGTAAGTCCACCGAATACGCCATAGTTACTTTGAGTAGCAAAAGCGAACGATAGACATTCTGCCGTTTTAGTGCATCGATCACAGATACTTTTTGCTAGAGCAATCTTTTCGTGATCCATAGAATCAGGAAAGAATGTGTCAAGATCAGCCTTCTGACATGGCACATCTACGAACTTAAACTCGCTCATAATTTATCCTTTCCTATTAGTTTTTGCTTGCAGTTAAAGCACATAAAGATCATAGGTTCACCATAAATATCATTCACCATACGACCTGATGTTTTTAATCCTTGCTGACCGCAATAGTCGCAAGTGTCTAGTTGATCAGGAGTAACTCTGATCGCTTCTACATATCCCATTATTTAACTCCTTCCGAAAAGGTATCGTGGAAGCAAGGTTCGCAGATCAGCGATCCTTCTTGCGGATACATATCTGATACTCGATGTTGATCCCCACATAACCAGCAATCACGCTGATCTCTTTGCCTAGCCATTACACTTCCCCCAATTCTGATCCGTCAGAATCTCTGATTGTGATCTGCTTCGATACCTCTCGTAAGTTAGTCCAGCCGTAGTAATCCTCTACGAACTTAATCGCTTGATCAGCAATCGCATCGTGATCACGACTACTGGTAGTTACATCAATTATTAGTGAAAAGTAATCACCAATAAATAGAACTGAATAATCATTCTCGATCGTGGTCATATCAACCCTCTCTCATGTAATAAGCGAACACGCCATGTGTTCTGCTCGTATTGTGTTTTTTCTTGGTGGCAACCAGCGCATCGAACTACGCACTTGGCGATCTCTTGCTGGATCACTTCGAGAGTTTTCTTTTTACCCACCATGAATCGACCCACATTAAATTTCTTTCCGCTTGTGTGATCGAATTGCAGTCGTAGTGGTCGATCCTCTCCACATTCGATACAGGGGTGAGATAAAAGATGATCCATAACCCACTCTTTAATATCCATTTTCGCTTGGTAGTAATTAGCCCGTTGATAAGCGTTCATGCAGGGCTGACACTTTCCTGATCTATAACTCTTGTCGTTCTTTTTATGCCAGCGTAGAGGGAACTTTTCGATCGCTCTACGCTTGCCACAAGTTTTACAGACTTTAGTTTTCGGGGATCGCATATCTCTCCCAGTCCTTCGACACTCTGCCCCGATCGTAAGCGTTCTTACAGGTTTGGCAGAGTTCAGTTACAGGATCGAGTTCATCGACTTCATAACCGCAATTAGAGCATCTCATTCTTGATCCTCACATTCGCACTCGCCATTACAGTCGCACTCTTGATCGATAGAAGGTGTGAAATCACCGACAGTATCGTTCACATGACCAATACAGACATCAAGTGCATCATCACAGACATTAAACGCCTGATCTAAATCCTTGCCCTCAAAGTCCTTGCTATCCCACCAAGTGATCACTAGAGATTCATCTAGTGCGTTGGCATAAGTAGTTTGCAGAATATCTATTGCTTCTCTTACAGTTGCGATCATCATTTACTCCTTAACAGTCGTGTTGCTGGTTATAGTCGAATGAGCAGTAATAGCACCCCATGAATTCACCACAGAGTTTGCAGTAATACCTAAACATAATTTCAGAACACTCCATACAGATAAACGATTCATCGCTGATCTCGTAGTGAGCGTTCTGATCAATAATTGCCATTAGTTATGACCCCCACACCTGCAACAGTCCTCACATCGAGTTGGTGTATAAACACACGCACGATCCTCTGACATATTCCATTCAGGATTATCGATAGAAGCCATAGTGCAACCACACGCATTACATTTAGTCATTTATTTATCCATTCCATAACAGACTAGAGATGAATGAAAGCAATAATGATCGCCCACCCAATTTATGTGATCGACTAGCCACATCATTCCAGCGATAGCCACTAGTGCCGTTACTGCTAACGAGATCATAAATACAATCTCTCCTGATCGAGTTAGTTTCATAGTTGAGTTACTCCTTTATAGATATTAAATAGGGGAAGTGATTTCATCTTGATCTCTTTAGGGCTAGTAGGAGTTACATAAGCGATTATGAATCGTGATCCTTTATTACCGACCACGACACCCTCACGCATACGACCCCACGCCCATAGACCCACGACATCACCAACGAGAGCGTTAGTAACAAGTGGGGTATTAGAAGGGCAGTTATTAGCAATCTCGGTTAATTTATCTGCAATCTCATAACACCGATCATAAATATCGAGTTTGCTCTTAGCCATTTTCAGAGTTTTCTCTAGTGATCGTGTCATGCAAACACCTCTTAAATCAGCATAATCATCACACCACCGCAGAGTTTTAACTTCATCTGATTTACCAATACGCCACGCATAGGCAAAGTAATCAGTTGCGATTTCAGATTCGCCCTCAATAGAGTTTTCTACTTGTGCGTATGAACTAACTGGAAGTCCAGTTGCATCAAGTAACTGAGTTACTTTGATTGGTGCGTTCACAATAATCAGAGAGAATCCCTTATAGGTTTCCTCAGTATATGAAGGTGGAAGGTAACTGATCTTGTGTTGAGTGGTCAGCCTACGATTACCCACGAATGACGAATAGTGGGTGTAATCGCCTTTACCACGAGTAGTCGTTGAGTAAGATCGCTTAAAGCGATCAAGATAGAAGGACATAGTTAGCCCACCATGTCCTGTGCTTCGAGAACCTTCTCGATCAACATTTCCATAGATCGTAGATCAAGAGTGATCTCAGCCGTTGGAACTCGTTCTGATCCGTTATAGCGACTACGGGTATCAATACGAACTTCCTCAGCCTTCTTGCCAATAATGGATCGAAGGCTGGTCATAATCGAATCCTTCATGCGATCCACATAAGCCTGAGCCTCACGCTCTTTGCGTTCCTGCTCTGCACGAATACGAGCCTGTTCAGCCTCTTTAAGAGCCTGTTCTGATTCCTCTCGTGTCCAGCGATCCTCTAGGGTCGCATACTCAGCCACGATGTCCTGTGGTCGAGAGAGTGAGAATGTGTTCTCAGGTTGATCAGGATTCACCATTTCGACCTTATAGCCGATTGATCGTGAACCTGCTGGTGCTGGCTTAAAGTTTGGATCAGATACATCGACTGATCGATAGACCTGATATTCGTACTTATCCATAGACACGAGTACCGCCTTCATTACTGAATTACGGGGTACACGATTCGCATCTTTTTTATCTGCTGATGAATACTGCCAGCATGGAATGACGGCGTACTCGACACCTAGTTTTAGATCAGTTGATTTCATTTTCTATTCTCCTAATTAGTTTTCCGAATTATTAAGTGGTGTGGTGTACCGCCCCCGATACACCACACCCTGTTACTCACCTAGAGAGCAACACTCATACGCTAATACGGCGTGTGATCGCATTACGAACGATCGCACGAGCCATACCAACGAGATCAAGTGGATTGCGAATCACCGAAGCGATGTCGCAATAGTGAGTAGATTCCTTAGTGAGAGTGATGTCCTCTCCACCATAAGGAATGTAAGCGAAAGCAGTAAGAACACCAGCACGACCCATGCTCTTGATTGATTCATGGTTATTGGTTTGATCTCCTGACCACTCGCCGTCTGTGATCGCAAAAAAGATTTTTACTGATCGTTCTGATTCAGCAAGAATCTTGGTAGCCACTCTGATCGCTTCATCAGCCTCAGTACCGCCACCTGTACCAGCATCTCTGATCGTGTTATTAGCAGATTCATCAGCACGATAAAGAGTGTGGATTTCATCGCTGAATGTAAGGACTGTGGTCGATGCCTCAATGCGATCAAGTGCTCGTTTAATAGCCCACATCGCCGTATAAGCAGATGAAGCCTTATTACCCGACATCGATCCACTTACATCAAGTGCGATCACACATTCGATATTCGTAGCCTCAGCGTTGCCCTCAGAGAAGCGATCGAACACGATATTTAGATCAGCACCCTTCATATAGCGACCAGCATTTAAGCGACCACGAGATTCGTACTTGATCCATGAAGGATCGTAGTGCGACTTCACACGCTCTAATTCACGACCGAATGATCGTGATCCTTCGAGTGTGATCGAATCAGGAGTGAGCGACTTATATTCAGCCACATTAGGAATCTCTGAGTTATTAGATTTCAGAGAAGGTAGTCCACCGAATACACGAACCATGTCGTTGATCTCTTTGGAGATTTCGACATCATTCAGAATGTTATCGAGGATAGTTTGCATGATCTCGCCAGCATCTTTACCAGCACTAGTAGAAGGATCGTTGGAACGATCGTTCTGATCAGAATTCTGATCTGATTTAGGTGCTGGTGCAGGAGTTGGTTGAGGTGCGATGTTCACATTAGCGTTAGTCAGATCAATGACTGGCTTATCTGATTTCACCATGCGTTCACGATCACGCTTCTGTTGAGGAATGGATCGTGGTCGTGATGTAGATGATTCGATTCCCTCACTAGGGCGATCACCATGTAAAGGCTGACGAACGAGAACTGTTACATTCCCCTCTGTGCCAGCAGGTGCAGGAACGAGAGTTACATTCCCACCTTCATCGCAACCGCCACCATGACCGCCACCCATATCTACATCTTTGAGCAGATTAGCGAATTGCTCGATCAGTTCTAATCCACGAGATTCATCGATCGGATAGATGATCGTGCGATATTCAGAGATGATGTCGTTGAGTTCCTGAACGATCTCTTGCTTAGGAAATAGCGCACGAGATTGCTTGCGAACCGAAGCAGGAATGTAACGAAGTCCAGCGATCATAGGATATGAACGCACGAATAGTTCCTGATCATCGATAAAGAACTTTAAGCGCATCGCAATAAACCATTCGACTGTGGAAGGGAACGCTGATGTGAATAGAGATTCGATTCTCTGATCCTCTAACACATTAAAGTAATCGAACCACTTATTTTCGATGCAGGTTTGCCACACATTCGATCCTGTGCGTGGAGAATAAAGAATGTGCGATAACTCGTGGAGATCAGCCCCACGAATCATCGCAATATCTTTTGCAGTATGTAGTTCACCGATCAAGCGTGAATTAAACACGACCTCATTCGATGTGCTATATGCAGGTGCAGAACTAGGTGAGTTCTCCACACGCACCGACACCTTGCGGAATGAGAGTGCGGAATTAACCTTTGCGAAGTATTGAGTTACACGCTCTAACTTCTGACGAATTCGTTCCTGTTCAGCGAACTTTTCGTGATCAATAAACTGTTCATATAGATCAGAACTGTATTGCATGATTACTCCTTATGCGTTTTCGTGTTCGGTAATGATGTTAGAGGTATCAAGTCCTAGATCAGACTTGATATTGTATTCAGCACCTTCGAGCATCATCTTTACTGAGGATCGTTCCTCAATGTCGAAAGCATTAACCATGTTTTGCACCGCAAAGTCATAGTTCAGTTGAGTTGCTAACTTCTCGAATGTTTTAAGGATTCGAGGTGAGATAGGCGTATCAAAGATCGTGCTAGTTGATCCCTGAACTCGTGCATCAACGCCACGAGATGATGAACGCATACCATAAGCAAGATCAAGAAGTGATGATGATTTAATGAACTTAGATTCGATCGAACGATCGTAATCGAACTCCACCTTGATCTCGAAGCGATCCTTCCATGCCTCATTAAGTAAGGACACACCACGATAGTTTGGGTTCATGTCAGCGATGATCAAGAGATTAGGGTGAGCCTGAACCACTTCACCACCATTTTCCATGATCGTTACATGACGGCGATCATCGAGAAGCGACATAAAGAATTGCGACACATTCTTAGCGAGTGTATTTACTTCACCGATCAAGAGAACACCGCCCTCACGAATAACTCGAAGTGCAGTTCCATCACGCCATTCGAGTATTCCAGTAGTGGTATTAGGTAGGAGAGTTCCTACGACCTGTGAGTAGTCCATAGCAGAGTTAGAAGGAATCTCAGCGTAAGGAACTCCGAGTTCAGAAGCGATCCATTCAGCAGATGTAGTTTTACCGACACCAGCCTCACCGAATAGAAGGACATTCATTCTGTTTTCGAGAGCGAATGTATAGAAGTCATATTCAGTAACTCCACCAGCGAATGTGCGAGGGAAGTAATGAGCGAACTGATTCTTAGAAGGAATGTAGAGATCATGTAGTGATTGACGAATCTCAGATTCCTGACGATCAAGAACTGCTGAGTTATACATTTTCATAGTTGGGTTTGATTGCATTTTATTTTCCGTTTTCTCTAGGTGATTGATTGATTGATTGGTATTACGAGGATTGATAGTGGAGATCAAGAACGAAGCCAGCCCCCTAATAGGACTGCGACTATTTAGATACCTGACCATGACCGCTATGTGCGCCGATTAGATCGGGGAACTAGAACGATCAGACCTCTTAGATGATCTGATCTATTCGGTAACTGTTGGGCTGATCTACTGATGTCCACTATCAATGGGATTCAGTAATTGCGGAAGCGGAAGTCGGAATCTCTATTGGGCTTACGGGATCGATCGGTAAGTGTTCTACGGAACGATATGCGTACTGTCGCAAGAGAACATAACTCCCAAAGTCGGCAATTACTGAATAGCAGGGTGATCGCTACAAGTGAAAGCACCAAAGTATTGCTGATCTTTGAGTGCCACACGATTGCGATAGTTATTGCAAGTTGAGCAATAGATATAACCAACACGAACTCCAAGTTCCTGCCAGTTATCAACGAGATCAAAGTTTTCTGTGATCACTTATATTCAGGAATTTCTGCATCGAGATTCTTTTCTATGATCTCAGAAGCGATCTGTAATTCAGCAAGAGATTCTGTGATCTCTAGGAATTCCTGATCCTGAGCAAGTCGCTTCTCACATTCTTTATCGATCTTTTCGAGAACCGATTCGAGATGTGCGATCACGACTGTTGGTGCATCAGTTTCGTTAGCGAACTCTAAGGCTCGTGTTAAGAACGATCCCATAATTGCTAATTCAGGTGCATCGAATTCTTTCATGGTATCTCCTAACACCACATCAACGGATACAAGCAGGAATATGCCTGTAAGAACTGGAAGGTATCTGTGATCTCTAAGAGAGCCTTAAAGATCGGTAACTGATCAGATCGACCACCGCTACCACAATGTGAAGCGTGATCAATAAAAGCGATCAAGAATCGGCGCAAGGTATCGATGTATTCCTCACGAATGAGAGGGCGAATCCATTCATCGCCCTCTACATCAGCAGGGCATTTATTCCCTGTAATGGCAATACCGATTTCCTCATAGTCGATCCCGTTAAACACAGAACTAGTAAGTGAATCCACGATCTCTCCTTAGAAGTATTTAGAAGCACACACTTTGCCCATGCCAGCCATGACTGACTTCTGCAAAGTAAGAGTGCGACCACAATGGACACAAGAACCCGTTTGGGCTGAGTGCTGAACCGCCTGAGCAAGTGTTAGGCGTTCTGTTGGTTTGATCTGTCCGACCATTCCTTTCAGGTAATCCCAATGCTTATCGTCAGCGTTATAGATGTATGCCTGTAAGCGACCTGATTCACGACCCTTACGGACTGAATAGATCACGCCGTCATGTAGATATGCGCCGACTTCGAGATCGGGTGCTACATACGGAATCTTTGGTTGAGCCACAAGAGAGTTGATCAGCAAAGTGATCTGATCTCTTTGGAGTTGGTGAACTCCCTGCACCTTGTGGTGATCAATAAAGAACTTAATGATCGTTGGTGCATCAACACGAGTGGTTGATAGCAGATCAAGAAATGAGAGTTGCTTATCGGTAGGTGGTGTGAACACACCAGCCTTTTTAGGGCAAGCCAATAACTGCTCAATGATTCGAGAAGCGTGTTTTTTATTGACCTTAGTCGCATCAGCAATATCGAATTTATGATCTCTTTCATCAAGTAATCGCTGAATGAATCTCGCCTGTGCAGGTGAGCAGTAATGCACCTTAAAAGTGCCGTATTGATTGCCAGCCTTAGAGCCAGCAGGTTTGCCCGATGTAATGGCATCGAGCCTTGTCGAATCTGCCATAGATTTTCCCTCTTTTATTTTCAGTAATAACTACATGATCTATGTAGTCATAAAGATCAATAGATAGTTATTGATCCATATAGATACATAGATGAATTACTGAGTTAGTCAGATCGTCAATGTGCTTGGATCAGATTGGTTACTGTCTGCATCTATAAATAGAACACTCCATAGACCGACTAACTCAGTTATTCATACATAGGTAATTCGCTACTGCTATTCGTAGATTAGAGAAGTGGATTGCGCTCACTAGTGATCTCTCGATCATTACACCTAGTTAGAACCTCATATCTGCATCGAGCAAAGAATCTGCCATTACAGGGAACGGGCGTTCCACCAATAACTAATCGTCATGCGATGAATAGTCAGTAAGCCTCTATGTAGTTATCAAAAGCGGATTCCCGAAGGATTGTGATCAGATGATCTGATCCGCTTACAAGTGCAACCGCCAAAGGCTTGCGCCGTTCCCTACTGAAATTCGGGTTCTTGGTGGTACAGAGCAGAATCTACCATGACTGACTGACTGAGTTCGTCAGCCCTAGTTACATCGAGCGTGTGGCGAGCGTGGCTGATCTGATCCTGATCTAACTCGTGATCCGCCACAGCAGAGGAACGAATTACACATAACGGACATATCCGACTGACATTCCCCGAATAGTTACTCATATCGGACATATAGGGCATAAGTGATATAAGCCACATAATGCGAGTTAGTTAAGCGCACACGCACCTCACACGCCTGATCAGAACCGCCCAAGCGTATTTTCTTTTCAGTAATGATAAATAGATAGGAATAAGAGATAGATAGAGATAGAGAGAAGTAACTCCTACGGAATTAAAGAGAGTTAGTTAGTAGTAAGTAACTCGGATCAGTTTCATGTAGTTAGTTCCTATTCACATAATTCACATGATCAGGGTATTAACAGAATACGGATCAAGAGAGAGTAAGTAGGTCATGGAGAGATGTGATCGATGTGGAATGTATGTAGAGCACGAGTGCTACTGCGGAAGGAGAGATGATGACTAGGCAAGAGATAGAGGCTGAGTATCCACTAGCCACGAGGCTATGTTGGTGTAGTCGAATGAATGTAGTGATGTGGTTAGCAAGGTGGGATATACATAACCCACATGATCCATTATCTAATTACTAATACCTGATCACAGTCGGGTCAGGTAGCCGTAGGGCTGGTGGTATGCACACAAGCCAGTCAGCCACGAGAGCAGTAGCCGAACGATCATGTCACCGATGATGTCACCAAACTATGTAGTCCACCTGATTTAACGCTCATGTCGAACACATGGCACATGATTAGTAGTCAGGTGAAAGTGTTAGTCATGGATCAAGGAACACCGACCCCCCCACCATTAAACCAAGTTGCCGCAAAGCCGAGCCAGGTGAGAGACACGGTTGTGAGGTTTTGAGGTTAGGCAGTAGCCGATAGTGAGGTTTTATAGTCAATTAACTATATTTTGTGAGGTTTTGAGCGTGCCCTTGATATTTTTTACCACCTGAGCCCTTACACAGTAGCCAAAAGGTGCAATAATCACTCATATGAGCGCACTTTCAGCATCCCAGTTCAAAAGTGTGCCTGTTTCTGAGTTAATGACATACAAATCTGACCACGGAGACTCAACAGTCGCCCATGCAGAGGGCTTTACCAACCAAGTTGACCAAGAAATGGGTCGTCCAATGGACTATTCCTTCCGAGTTGGTCGATCTATGAGCATCCGAGGACAGAAAAACCCCATAAATGTCATCGAGCATCCCGAAAATCCTGAAATTCGCAAGGTTGTGGATGGTCACCACCGCATTTACGGGGCTGCAGAGGTCGGAATGTCCCATTTGCAGGTCCAAGTGCACAAACCAGAGGTAAAAAACGGCGTGGTGCACTATCCAGCCCTTAATCGGGAGGGGTACGAGTGAGCGCTCACAATAATCTTTCTCAACAACTTTTCCACGCTTCCCCTGCAGATCTAACTGTAGGAGACGTTATTCAGCCATCAGACAAGTATCGGGTGGCGCACGCAACTACTGATCTGAAATATGCCACCGATTTTGCTGAGGCTCAGACTCACCCCGACATTTATAGCAAGCGTGGCGGGCAAGCACCTATCTTTGGGGCTGTCTACTCCGTAGAACCTGTTGATATCAACGAAATGCACAAAACAACGGAAGATGAAACCGCTCTTCGTCAACAAGAAAAGAACCCAGAAGTGCCTGCCGAGCCACATATGAAATTTTCTAAACAAGGATTCCGAGTAACTGGTCTTCATAAAGTAACTGATAACTACAGGTCTTGGTTCAAATGAGCGCCGAAGACAACCTTTCTTCTCAGCAATGGGAACAACTACCTATGTTTATGTCTGCATCCGAAATTATGGGAAAGGTCAACTCTTCTGCTGATGCTCCTGGGGCAAAGATGGAAGATGTCTGGCACCAGAAGTTATATGAAGCAAAGACTGGCGCTATCAGAAATGCTCGATATGTCCCTACCCGCAAGAGGCGGGGCAACTCTCTCTATGAGTCGATCCAGAATAACGGCGTACGAGAGCCTGTACAACTTAACCGTAACGGTGCAGAGGGGTACTCATTAGCCGAAGGCCACCATCGAGTAGCAGCGGCCCATGACATTGACCCTAATATGATGCTCCCTGTCGTCCATAGCGATGAGTTAGAGTTTCAGCCCACTAAAAGAACACAACGCCTCCTGACCTGGCAAGGAAAGAAAGAAAAAGCCAAGAGTCGTTGGGGTAAAGAATAATGGCTGCCGAAGACAACCTCGGTCGTCAATTCCACATATTCCGTGGATTACAGAAACCAGCCTCCCAAATCCAAAAAAATATTCTTGGGGTACATTGGACAGACAACCCTGATGTGGCTGAACAATTTGGTAGTGGAGAAGGCTTAGGCGGATATCTCCACCATCGTGCTACGTACAAGGGCCCATACTCCGTGATTCACGCAACTGCAACTAAAGATGCTGTCGAGCACGATGAAGACAAACTACAGAATTACAATCTAGCCGCCGATGTCGATGAGGACGAGATTCCTCTCAAAGAGAATGCCACAGTCAAAGTGCACTCTATTACCACAGTGCATCCTGGCAAACGGGAAAGAATGCGTAAGTACAAGACTCCACGGGAGATGACGACATGAGCGCCCAAGATAACTTGTCTAAAGTTTTGTTTCACGGTACAAACATTGCACTAAACCCAGGAGACGAAGTACTGCCTCCCATTAAAACAGGAGCAGAACCACATTCGCATCCTGACATTGACCCTTTAGAATTTAATAACGCTAGTCACGTGTACATGGCAGACACCGCAGAGTCTGCTGCAAACTTTGCCGCTGATAGAGGTGGTTCTCATGTTTATGAGGTAGAGCCTCACTCAGATGTGCACGAAGATCCTGAGTCTATGATCACAGGAAATACAGGCAGTTACCGTGCTTCAAAAGCAATTGTTAAAAGGAAAATCCAATGACCAAGCGATCACAAGAATTCCATAAGGCTCGCATTGCTGCTAGTGACATCCAAGTAGGCGATCGCCTAGACATATCAGGAAAGGTGCGAGTACATGCGGTCAAGAAGATCGGTGAGAACATTGTGGCGGCTCATCGCTTGCGTGGCTCTAAGTCTCCTGGTGTTACCTCCTATAATCCTGATGATCAAGTGACTGTGTGGCGTAATTAGCCGTTACTGAGAAAAAGGGGGTTGCGTGTGAGTAAAATAAGGCATCGGGCAGGGGCGCACCCACGAGATTAAGGCAAGGTAACAAAGTGGCTAAAGATTACAATGGGGAGATTCTTCCTCAAGCCAACAAGCCTTCCGAAAAAATCCGCATGTTCCACGGCTCCCCTAACAAAATTACTAACGGCGTTATTGAAGCCCGCAAAGTTCCGTATATGGATATGGGTATGGAAGACTCTGCTGCTGAAGATCCAGAGGGCGGAATGCACTTAGCATTTGCAACATCAGATATTCATGAGGCTGCTCGTTATGCTGGTCCAAAAGGTCATATCTACGAAGTGCACGAAAAACCAGACAATTTGAACACTGACTGGGGCGATGATCACGGAGACCTTGCTCATAGCGACGGTGCAGATTTAACTATCAAACAAGAAGTAGGACACCCAGGACGAAACATACTTCGTATGCAACACTTTAACACTGGACACAATGAAAGCAGGAAGTAATGCCTGAAATGAATGAGCATCAATTACAGATTGCAAAGATTCAAGCACATCCTGATTTTGCTGCTAACTTAGAAAGCCATCGTGCACAATGGGCAAAGACAGGTCAAGAGAACGGTTGGCACAAAGAGGGAGATCATTTGCCTATTCAAGTCTGGGCTAATGATAGAGGCGAGATTAAAGATAGCGTTGCACATCGTGGTCTTACTCACGATCTTATTGTTCCCACCGCTACATCATTTGCAAAAGATGAACACTGGGAGGGCAAGTGTCCAGAGTGTGATTACTTTAGACAACAGCACGAAGAAAAAATTGGTCGTCCTGTAGAGCATCAAGAAGAGTATCCACATTGGGAAATAGATTGGTCGCATACACACCGATGAGCGCACAAAAAGCCTACAACAATATCTACGACAGTTTTGAAAATGTTCTTCACACTGCCAGCAAAGGCTATAACCGTCTTCGTGGCCCTCATAAAGATATCCCTCATATTCTCAATAATCGTATGTCTGATATGGCAATGCACGCTCACTTTGTGAGTGCTGCTCATAATGAAAATAAGTATGATGAAGCATCACAGCATTTAGAAAATATGCAAGATGCGCTACGAGCATTGCACCAAACAGCAATTGAGCACACAGGAGAAAAAAGTTCTCTCTCTAAAGCCTATGCTGAAACATCTCCTCAATTCCATGCCGCTGCAGATTCTTACCGTGAAGCAGTTGGTGTACACGCCCCTCGTTTAGGACAGACCTTTGAGGGCATTATGAAGAACAGCAAACTTAACCCGAATCAATTTGGTAAATAACGTTTAAAGTGCTATAGTTTTTCTACCTCGGTTTCGCTACCAGGTAAGGGTCCTGAGCATTGACCACGTAAACGGCTCACTTTTCATTGGGCATTAACTCAGTTGGCAGAGTGACGCACTGTTAATGCGTATGTCCCTGGTTCGAGCCCAGGATGCCCAGCCTGTGATAGGGTGCTGGTATGACCCACGAGTTTTATTACATACACTTTCAAGTCAACGGTATCTGGCGTTGCCAAGTGGTAAGGACATCTGATGACACACGATGAATTGCTGGCAAAAATAAATAGACCACAAATACACACTATCAATGTTGATGGATTGGCTTCAATGATTGAAGTCCAACATTTGATGGCATTTCGCAACGCTCTTTATGAAGTAGTAAAATTGCATAGGCAAGCCAATGAAGGTGGGTATTGTGAAATCTGCCCTGACTTTGATTACCCCTGTGAAACTATCCAAGCCATCGAGAAGGAGTTGGGGTGATCTTTGACAAATGGCGACGCAAACGTCGTATCAAGAAACTCATCAATAAGTTAAACGATTTTGATCCAGGGTCAGACTATGACGAGGACAGCATCCCATATTGGGAGAAATGGCACAATGGAGGTAACGATGCCTTACAAGGATAAGAACTCACCAGAGACCAGAGAGAAACAACGTCGCTGGCAACGAGAGTACTACTACAGGAATCAAGAAGCCCAGATCAAACGTAATAAAGAGAAAAAAGACTCTATCCGTGATTACATCAAGACCTATAAGGAATTTCATGGCTGTATGGATTGTGGTAATAAGTTCAACTACTATGTATTAGATCTTGATCATAGAGTCGGTACTGAAAAGAAATACACGCCCGCTCATCTGCATAGGACGAATTCCTGGGAGAAGATGGTTGAGGAACTCCAGAAGTGTGATGTCGTTTGCGCCAACTGTCACAGGGAGCGCACCCACGCACGAGGGTACTCAAACCAAGAGCCAATTATCGTTACAGTCGAAGATGGAGATGCCACAATAGAGGCATGACTATTGGTTCCTGCGGAAGTTCTTGGTGTAATGACCAGAGCGACCACATCCATTTGAGCGAAGAGGATGTCAACGCCTATAAGCAAATGGCTGAAGCAGGTAAACTGGCTGCTGAAGGTGCGAAAATTGAACGCACCCGTACTGTCAAGACTCACGATCATCAAGATCTTCTTGATCACCTGCAATCAAACAATGGTCACATCATGGGCAGGTTTGCACAGTACCGCAATACTCATGAGGATGAGCACATCCCAGGAGTTCGTCCTATAGACCCTGATTACGACCACGAACTTTCACATCGTGAATTGATTGCCCTTCATCACCACGACCATAACAAGTACCCTGAAGATGGGCACACTACTTTGGATGGAGAACATTTCCACCATGACTAAGTGTGTAAAGTGCGATCATAAGTTAGACCACGGTGTTTGCGACGTAGACACTTGTAAGTGTATCTGTGAGGCTAAAAAATGAGCGACAATTTAAATCCACAACAGTTTGGTATCTCTCCTCGTGAAGAACGAGAGATGCAAGGTCGTGCGATGGGCGAGCACATCTACGATGCATTAGAGATGGCAATGACTGGAGAGAAGGGCGGGTTTAAAGCCGCTTCCTCCGCACGTGCGTGGGGAAAGATGCGTGACTTCCCACCTCATATGATTAAAGAAGATGAAGAAGGTAATCCTGTAGCACATCACACAACAGGTAACTGGACATCAACGTGGCATGGTGGCGGAATGATTGACCACACTCATAAAACTCACGGCACTGTTGATGTAACTAATCTTACTGACTACAGCAATCCAGAGCACGGCCCATTTGGTCCTGGCCCAACATTAACTCCAGAAGAATTTAAAGCACATCACAATGACTTTGTTAAATATGCAAAGACTGAGTATCCAAAGGAATATCAGTAATGCCACGCAAAGTTCCTTTTATTCGTGCTGTTGCTATTGCAAATGAAACTTACGGGTTACATCTGTCATATCCACATCAAGTAGTCAAGTACGAAAACGCATTAGAGGGTAAAAATTTGTTAGACCGTACCGATCGTTTAACATGTCCTAACTGCAATACTTTCCAGGATCGTCAACATATTCGGGATCACGAAGATCCTCCAACATTGCCAGGTATGTAATGAAGCAATCACCTCCCCCTCAAAACAGTGGACCACGCAATCTTTCAGATATTCAATTTAAATACACTAATTTTCGCTATAAACAAAACAGCACGCATATGATTGAAGCAATTCATCCCGAACATGGAAGTATTGCCAATTTAAGTTGGGGTGCAAGAACAGGAGAGGTTTACTCTATTGGCACTGACCCACATTATCGAGGCTTAGGTGTGGCTACTACTCTGTGGGATAAAGCACACAAACTTGCATCTGGTACTGGTATTGCAAAACCTGTTCATTCTAAAGGACGTACTAAAGCAGGAGACGCTTGGGCAAAGTCTACTGGCGCACCTGTACCTCCATTAAAAGGTGGAAGGCATATTTACGGAAATGAGTAAAAAAGAATTTGTTGAAGGAGTTGCTAAACAAAAGCCACTTACTCCCAAGGCTCTCAAGGCTTTGGCTAAAGGATTGTTAGATCCTAGCCACCCTGATTTAGGTGGACAATACAACGATCCTTCAGACCCAAGTAACAATGTGGTGCATTACATTGGAAACAACAAAGAATCAGCAGATGGTGAATGCGATAGCGTGTGCCGTACTGTTCATGACCACCTTCCTCACGGCTCTCACGTTGTTGTTTATGACAACCCTGAAAAAGGCATCAACCATTTTGTTCATCATGTTCCTACCACTGAAGGAACACATGTCGTTGACTTTACCCATCGTCAATTTCAAGCCAATGCGCCCTTTCCACTAGTAGAGCCTGTAGATCGTTTTGAAGCACGTCGTTCTATTAAAAGTCGGTTTACCAGTGCTGAGTAAAGAGCAGTTTGGTCATTTATCTGCTAATGAAATTCTTAGTACGGTTGAACTTGCTCCTGGCAAAGATAACTTGGATAAATTATCTGAAGAAGCCTATGCTTCTGGCACAGGAGGCGATATCAAGCGAAACTGGGTTAAACAACCTTTGACTATCTGGCATCAAGAGGGTCGCTCTCGTTTAGCCGATGGTCACCATCGTTTAGCAGTTGCTAAAGGAATTGACCCAGATCGTCCTATCCCAGTTAGACATCAGCACAGAGATTAGATAATGTAGCGGCATGATCGTTACATTAACTAAAGAAGAAGTTCGTGCATGTGCGGATATCGCACTCAACCGTTGGATGATGAAGTGGGGCTCCATTGATCGTCCTAATTATGCTGGTGATAACAAAGCGAAGTTAGAACCTGAAATTGCAGCAAATGTTCGCACTATCGTTGCAGAGTACGCAGTTGCCAAGTTATACAAGCAACCTTTGACATTTCCTTTCTATCCCAATGATGAGCACTCATTCCGCAAGGACATCGCAGATGTTGGATCTAACATTGAAGTGAAGTCAGTTCGTACCAGAGATGAGATTCCAGTATTCCCCAAGGATATCCGTGAAGGATTCCTTCTCGTGGGCGCACGGGTGCTTGACCGTGACTATTACTCAGAGGTTGAGGTCTATGGTTGGCTTCGTATGGAAGACACCCAGCGAGATGAATGGAAGTACGCTCCTGAAGGATCTTGGCGTATCCCTCTAAACGAATTCAATGACACCATCCCTGAACTGGCTTATACTCGTTAAATCAACTTTTAAGGAGTAACAATGGCAAAAGTAGCCGTAGCAAACCCAGTCCCACCAGTTAAAGATCACGCACCTGGAACAGCAGGTCGTCTTGTTGAGATCGCTCTTTCACAAGTAGGAGTTATCGAAGGTCCAAAAGACAACGAAACTGTTTATGGTGCTTTTACCAAGGCAAACTATCTTGCTTGGTGCGGATCATTCTGTATGTGGGTTGCAGATCAAGCAAAGTGCAAAATTCCTAACACTGTCTCAACTATGGCAGGAGCCGCTTCTTTCAAGAAGATGGGCACTTGGACAGATGCCGCAGCAGCCAAGCCAGCCCCTGGCGATATTGTCTACTTTGACTTTGTAGCAGGCGGCGCTCCTATTGAGCACGTTGGCATCGTAGTCAAGGACAACGGCGACGGCACAGTCACAACTGTTGAGGGCAACACCTCTGGGGACAAGAAGAAGTCAGGCTCACAGGCTAATGGCGGAGAATGCGTCCAAAAGATTCGTGCATACAAGAAGAATGCCAAAGGCATCCCAGTATTCATCGAAGGCTTTGGTCGTCCTAACTACGTCGGTAACGAGGTAGAGGCAGAAGTGCCTGTTAGCACCCCTCCAGCGTTCCCAGGACAGATTAAGCCTGGTGCACAAGGAGATTCAGTCAAGATCGTCCAACATGCCCTTAAATTGGTCGAGGACGGCGATTATGGCCCTGCTACCAAGAAGGCAGTCATCGCTTTTCAGGATAACCACGATGTAGTCGACTCAAACGGCATCATCGGTCCTAAGACCTGGGCAGAATTGATGAAACTTCTCTAATCGGACATTACGGACAGCCCCTCTAGCCTCTGGTAGGCTAGGGGGGTTCCTTATTAGGGGGTAAAGATGACGACCATTGTTGGAGTTCAGTACAAGGATAAGATTGTTCTTGCCGCAGATAACCAAGTAACTGGTGACGGCGGTCGACGTTACAACCATCCTGATATGAAGAAGATTGCAGAACGTGGCGCTTTCCTGATTGCAGGTAGCGGAGAAGTTCAACCTTGTGATGTTGTCCAACATCAGTGGGTGCCACCTAAAGTTACTGCTAAAGATAAAGAAGACCTTTATCACTTCATGATTACTAAAGCAATGCCTTCTCTTCGCAAATGCCTGACTGAGAATGGATACGACTTCAATGAAGGTAAGGGAGAGGGCAAATCTGACGAAAGTCGATTTAACTTCTTGATTGCTGTAGGTGGAGAACTCTTTGATGTGGCAGATGATCTATCGGTCTGTAGATCTGGTGATGGCATTTATGGTGTTGGATCTGGATCGTCTTATGCTATTGGGGCCTTGCACGCAGGGGCAAAACCTAAAGCGGCCATTGAGGTTGCCTGCAAACTGGATGTCAATACATCTGGCCCTATTCAGATTGTGGAACAGTACAAGTAGTCTGATAGGGTAATTACATGGATGAAACATTGTACAAATCAAATAAGCAACTCAAAACTGAAGAACGCATTGCAATCCGTGAACAGTTTTTGGGCGAGAAAAAAGTTGCTGAATTAACAAAACGATGGGAAGAAGCCCAAGTACTTGCTGCTGGGTGGCAGTCCGTCCTCGATTATGCGGTTGAGCAATTCAACCAAGGAAAAGAAGAATTAGAAGAAGAAATGATAAAAAAGACAGAAGAACAGATTGTAGAACGTCAAGATCAGATACGAGACTTCCTTATGAAGGAAAAAGAGTTGTATTTAGAGAGTATGGGAATCCAGGCTGACTGATAATAGGGGCTATGCCTCTAGGTCGCCAATTCCGTAATACGTTCCATGTTGATGAGAACGGTCAGGAGCATTTCAACACTGACTTAAACACCGTCAAGGATAAAGATGAGTTAGATCCTCAACAACTCAAGAAGCCGCACACCGATACAACAGGGGCGCCAGGAGTTGCTTACCAAGGAATGTTTTGGTCTCCTCACACAGGAACAGGTTCTCGTCAAGATCCAATGATCCCTGAATCAGAACGTCGTTCTGCTATTCAGAATGCTTTGCAATTAGGAACAAATGCCTCTCATTACAAGGCAGAAAAAGTTGCTGCAAAACGTATTCCTGAGTTAAACCAAGCAGTAGAAGATACAGCCCATAACTCTGGAATTCCTACACACGTATTTAAAAACGATGTCAATGTTCCAGTAATAGTAAAAAAGACTTTAGGTAAAAATACTGGTGGAGACTACAACTCAGAGGGTCGTCATCTTGTTCGTGTTCGTGAAGGATTCCCAACACGAGAAATTGTTGGATCAGAAACAAAAACAGAACAGTCCTATAACAATGGCAATCCTATTCTTAACCCTAACTTTAAAGAAGACCTTAAATCAGTAGGTAATCCTAAATACGGAGCAAGTCAAATAAGCAAGGTTCATTCACCTACGGGCGAAGTAAAGCACCTTCGTGAATACACCGATCCAACACGAAACCATGAGTACCAGATGCATGATCCTCAAGACTTGCCTGAAGGACACCTTATGAATGTGTGGAAAGGAAAAGCCGAGGATACTGACGAGTACACCACAAGAAACTATAAAGTACAAAATGGCTACAATGCATCAGGTACAAGAAAAAAGTATGATTACATCCATACTCGTCATGCAAAAGTACCTGTAGGTGAACCTCGCCAAGTAACTCGCAATATTTATGGACCAGATAAACCAACAGTTTCAGGACGTACTCTTACCCACGAAATTGGTCACTCAATTGATCCTCACGTTAAAGATGAAGGCCGTGCACGAGGCGGCGCAGATACCGTCAATGAAGCAGTAGCCGATGGTTATGAAGATCGGTTTAACCTTCACAAAGATAACTACGAAGAGGCTTTGCATCCTTCTCCAGAACGTGCCCAAGAAATTAAAAAAGAAGGCTATGGATTAAAGCATCCTCAAGTAAGTGGAACAGATGTCAATAAGGCTTTGTATGCCGCTGTTCGTCAACATGTGTCTATGGGTGACAATAACTATAAGGATATTGAAAGTCGTGGTCGTTTAGGACGAACAGGTCTTGGAGGCAGAGGTAACGACCTGCTTCTTGGTCATCTGTACACCAAGCACGCACACGTACGAGACATCCTTGGACATCTAGGACTAAGCCACGTAGGTGAAGCAGCCGCAGAAACTTATCGTTCTCGTATTACTGATGCTGGTAAAGGTCCAAAGCATGAGCAACAGGCGTTTGATTTTGAGTAAGAACAACCACTTCGCAACAGGAAAGAATAAGAACGGTAAGAAAGCCGTCATATTCGATCTTGATGGGACACTAGCAGATACGGAAGACTATGAAGCGCTCCACAAAATTAACAGCGATGAGTTTCGTGCTGTTGCTCGTCATGCCGAACCTTATCCACAAATGGTGGCTAAGGCGATTGAGGCAAAACGAGCAGGACGAGATGTCGTAATCCTGACCGCTAGGTCAGCGCACTATCGTAAAGACACCACCGAGTGGCTTCACAAACACGATATTCCTTATGATGGTCTATACATGCGCCCTATCGATAACAAAGAGAAGGACAAGAAGATCAAGAAGGAAATCCTCGAAGAGCAGATCCTACCTAACTATAAGGTAAAGAAAGCCTACGATGATAAAAAGAAGAATGTTAAGATGTTCCTTAAAGAGGGCATTAAGGCAGAGCAAGTAAACTAGAGGGGGCTCTAGCAACCGAGGGGTTGAAATGAAAACAACAGGAAACATTCTCCTGCGTATCGTTGCAGTATTTGCTGCAAGCGGTCTAGGAGTAATTGGTGCAGGCTCTATCGCAGGAATCTCTGTGTTAAAGGCAGTCACCGTTGCAGGACTAACAGCCGTAGCAGCAGTAGTTGAGAAACTCGCTCGTGGCTTTATGAATGATGGTAAGTTGTCACTTGATGAAATTAACTCTGCATTTGCAGCAGTTGATGTTAACTCTAAAACAGCGGCTGACCTTCAAGTTGAAGTTAATCAGTCAGGTACAGCAATAACAATTGCACCTACTGCACCAGCAGCACCTGCTGTTAAAGAGGATGACCCTAACTACAACTAATTACCAGTTGAGTAAAAACCGCTTCCTTTAAACTGGAGGCCAAAAGAGTTAAACACTCGAATTAGAACGTAGCCGCATTGATTACAGATATATTTTGGCTCTGTATCATGGATGCTACGTTCTTTTTCATATTGGATATCACAATCAACACATGCGTACTCATATTTAGGCATATTCATTCTCCAAATGTTTTTTCTCGCACTGACGGGCTAGTGAGGCCACGACAAACACCTTACCACATAGGGCACATACGAATCTTGCGTCATATTTGTCTATGAACGTATTATGTCCGTACAGGTGCTGGAAAAAGGGGCAAAATTAAGGCATGTTATCTAATCCACAGTTTGGCTCTTCAAGTATGACCCAGAGCAAACAGGCTATGCCTGAAACTGGAAAGTTTGATGGACCAGCAGGATTAGAGTCATCGGGTTCTGAAAATAAATTTGCAGCAAACACAACAAAGCCTTTAGCAAAACCAGGATTTAGTTCATGACTACTGCGGTTAGTCAAAAAGAATTGACTGCTGAAGACCGCTGCGATAGATGTTCCGCCCGTGCAATGGTTCGAGCAAAATTACTCACAGGAGAATTGTACTTCTGTGGTCATCACGCACGTGAGACTGGATACAACTTAGTATTAAAGTCAGTAGAAATTTACGATCCAGAAGAGTTACTAAACTATGAATAACCCAATGACAATGGTGGATTACTACAAACTGTGGCAACCACTTTCATCACAGCAGTTTGGTGGCAAGGGGATGTACGGAGCAATTAAAGAAGACGTGGGCGCATACGACAAAGGAAATATTAGTGAGCAATCTTAGCCATCAGTTTGATGATGTAGAAAGAGTGGAAGACATTCAACGTCGCCGCTTTCATCGTCGTCATGAATCAGGATTTGTAGGAAATGGCTACAACTTTTGGAACTATCCATACATGATTAACTCTGTAGGTGCGGGGACTATTACTCAAACTCAATCCGAGCAATACGAAAACCCAGTACAAGAACAAAACGAGACTCCACAGCAAGAAGCAGCCGAAACAAACACGGGAATGGGTGAAGGTGGCACAGCAGCCTCTGCATCTGGTGCCGCAGGAGGATCGCCTGCATGAGTAAGCAACTAAACCGTAAACCATTACGAGTCAATAACCGTAAAGGTATAAAACAACATTTTGAATATGTACAACACGGTTACTTATCCGATGCGGAACCATCTATTGTTACTTGGCGTGGATCTGGTCGTGGAGTTCAAGGTGAATCAGTAAACTCTAAGAGCGGATCTGGTAGCCAACCTGTGCTTAGAAATCGTAAGCCTGCTTAATCTGCTTTAATTAGCACCTGAAGGGCATTAGCATTCCGAGGGGAATACTTGACCAGACTGCGTTTGATTGCAGCATCATTTGTATTACTATCTAGCGCTTTACTACCTGCACTATTTGCATCACCAAGCCAAGCGGCTGACACAACGTATACACTTAGCGATTACAACGCTAGGGTAACTGCTGCCCAAACAGCAGTCTCTGATGCACAAGCAGCGGTAGATGCTGCACAAACAGATTATGACAATAGTTCTATTCCAGTAGTAACTTCTTCTGGTTCTGGACTTAAAGTTGATGTCTACAATAGCATTCTTAGAAATATGGTCCCAAACCCAGCAACCTTGTGTCGTTCAGACACCTTTGCTCAGATTGCTGCTAACTGGGGTAATGGCTCTGTTGCTGGATGTAACAGTGATCGTGTAACCATTCACTATTACGGAACTATCACGGTTCCTGATTCAGGGCCTTATTACTTTAGAAATATTGCTGATGATGGTTTTTACCTAACTATCAATGGTCAAGTAGTTATCAATGAGTGGCGTGATAAAGGCTGCGGAGGTAACTGGGGAACTCCTATCCAACTTACTGCTGGAACTGCCTACACTCTAGATGGTTGGTTCTACGAAAATGGTGGAGGAGCGTGCTCAACCCTCTACGTTATGCAGCCTTCAGGTAACTGGCAAGTAGTTCCTGCTTCTTGGTTTGGTACAACAGCAGTTACGACCTACACAAAAGACCCAGCATTGCTTGACGTCCTCAATCAAAAGAAGGCTGACCTACAAGCGGCTCAAGATGCTTTAGCAGCCATTCCTACAATAGTAATCAATCCACCGACAAATTTAGCCAGTAGAGTAAATCCTGATGGAAGTGTGTTATTGATTTGGGATGCACCTACATCAGACCTTATCCCAGAACGGTATGCTATTTTCTTTAGTAATGGTACTTCTAATGGTTGGGCAGTAAGTTCAACTGTAACTTCAATAGTTCTTCCTCCTGAATTGTTTGCAAACACAGGAGGCTGGAATTCTAAGTACACGTTTAAAGTCAGGTCAGATAACGACACTGCTAAAGCATATTCAGACTTTTCTAATGACCAGACTCTTTATCTTTCTGATCCAACACCGCCACCCGTTGTAGTGATACCTCCTGCGCTCGTCGAGACTCCAACTGCCACGGTGGATACTCCGACCGTCGTTGAGACTCCCACTGTTTCACCTTCCGTGTCTCCAACTCCAGAACCCACACCACCATCAACGCAAGAAACAACAACGGTGCAAACACCAGAAACGTCACCAAGTCCATCAGATACCTCTACAGTAGATTCTCAAACGGTAGTTCCATCTGATCCCACCCCTGCTCCAGAACCTCAACCCGTTCCTCCAGTTGCACCAGTGGAACCAAGTGTTCCTCCTGCGCCTGCACCTGAGCCAGAGCCTTTGCCTGAACCACAGCCAGCGCCAGAACCTGCTCCTGATCCCGCACCCGAGCCTGCGCCAGACCCAGCGCCTGCACCAGATCCTCAGCCTGAACCCGCACCCGATCCTGCACCTGCTCCAGAGCCTGACCCTGCACCCGAGCCTTCTCCAGCGCCTGCTCCAGAGCCTGCACCAATTCCTGAACCAAAACCTGATCCTGCACCTGAAACTCCTGTCGTAGATGGGCTTATTCCTAATAACCCTAATTCGTTGCCTGATGATATACCAAAAGAAGCACCAGCAGAACTCTTGGTACCACATATTCAAGAGGATAAGGCTGGAGTTGAAAATGGTGGCATTGAATTTTTTGGAACAAAGACACAACCACAAGTCATCGGTGAAGATGGAAAGTTAACACCTCCTCCACCTCCACCAGGATCTGGTCTACCAATCCCACCAGATGCGATTACAACAACGGATACCTTCATTGGTCAACCAGGAGGAACAACCTTCAACGCCCCAGATATTGCGGTACCTGTTATTGAAACACCTGTAACAGGAGCATTAGCCGTAGTTCCTGGAGTACAAGCACTAAACCATGCATTCGTCGCAATGGCGAACATCGGAAACGACATGTCCCCTATTACAAGAAAGAAAGCAAAGAAAATCCTGGTGTTGACAACCGTCATCGCCGCAGTTCGTAGAAAGTTTGGTAACTAATGAAACAGTTCTTCAAAGATATCTCAAAAGACTTCTTCAGTGAGATCTGGACCTTTGTGGGCCTGTTCTCAGCCTGGTTAGTCCTTACGGGAAGCGCCAAAACAGTTATCGGTAAGGTAACCTTGGTTTCTTTCGTCGTGTGGATCCTTACGCTTAGACTGCGTAACCCTAAAGAATAATCAACAATTATCCAGGGGCGATTCTAAGGAGAAACATGAACGCAAAGTTAAAGGCTATGGCTGCGTCATACGCACGCACCGCAGCGTCAGCAGCAATCGCTATGTACATGGCTGGTCACACAGACCCTAAGTCACTTGGCATGGCAGCAATCGGCGCAGTGGCTGGTCCA